CTGTTCAAACAGGTAAAACGAACACATCTGACTAAAATATTTTTAAAAGGCCTGCTCAGGCCTATATATTGCCCCCTAAATATAATATAACAGAAAATTATTATGGGATACTATATACGCCCCTCGGGCGAGATTTTAAGGATATGGGGTCAAAGTAGATAAATCGACATATAGATTTATAGATTTGTCGACAAATAGACATATAGATTTAGCGTTAAATAGATTTATAGATGAGTCGACTATCTCCCCATGTCTTAAATGTCCGATTTGGGGGGCTTGTCTTATTTTGTAATAGTTTATTCCATATTGCCCGCTATGTCGGTAATGCCCACTATGTCCTACTTGTCCATATTGTACCCTATATTCGGTGTGACCTAAATCACAGGGGTAATGTCCGACATGTCCGAATTGTCCCCTTGACAAGCGTACCGAAAGGTGGTTAAATACTCCTTATCAAGACAAGCAACACCAAAAGCGCGACACGCCGAAAGTGTGCAAGACTTGACAAGTTGGGAAAGTGTGATATACTTACACCAACAAGCCACCGAAAGGTGGCAACCCGCAGATAGGGTTGGTACTACTGCACTTGACAAGTGAATAAGGATATGCTAGACTAGGTACTAGAAGCAGCGGGTCGCCCGTGGTATCACTACCATATTCTTATGACTTGACACGCGGTGCATACTATGGTATGCTTAGGGCTCACGACCCTACACCGCACTAGCCTTGCACCGTGCAAGGTGAAAGGATACCGATATGACCTACAACCCTTTCGGGGGTAGTGGTAGTATCGTAGTTACACCGTCACGCCCATTAGTGACTAGCCGTAGGCTAGGCTCAAGCGGGTGGAGATTACACGACACGCCAAACGGTCGCGCCTACAAGCGCACCCGCAACGGTAAAGTGACAAGTAATCGAAACAAGGTGGAACGCGTACTGCCTACCCTTGACGACGACACCGCACTAGCATTAGTGGCTAAGTTGGCAACCACCAACGACACCACCGCACCTAACCTTAACATACACGACAAGTAGTATGTAGTCGCGCCTAGCACTAGGCTACGCTGGCTCACGCCCAAGCGCGACACGACTTGACAACCTGTCGGGTCTATGCTATACTATGGCATATCAACGGAAAGGTAAGCATATGTCTGCAACGCAACGCCTCATGGCGGAATTGCGGGCTAGTGAGTGGCTAGAAGCGAAAGAGAGTGCTAAGGCACTATTCCAAGCGAACCTACTCGCAACGCCATGGCAACCCGCCACCAAGCGCACCACGCTCAAGGGGTTACAACGACCATGACTAATCTAGATATGCTCGCTGTAATCATAGCACTAACAACCTCGATTACACTCGTAATCACGACCGCACTAGCGAACGCTAGACTCACCCGCAAGGTTGAGTACCTACAACTACAACTTAACCGTAAGGGGTAAGGCATGGCTAAGAAGTTGCCCACACTCGAAGAGTACCTAGCAAGTGATGACTGGGAAGAATTCGCAGACAGACTTGACAAGGCTACCCTAGATGAACTAAAATTACACCTAATCGAAGTCGATAAGTGGGAGAGTCAAATCGAAGATGAAGACTCGCCCGACTTTGATGATGTAATCATGTACGAAGCAGACCTAATCGACCTCATATCCTTGAGAGAGAGTATGTAGTTATGAACGAGAACCTGCTACTAGACCTAACCCCAAGAGAGGTTGAGGTTATCCGCATGGCTTTACGCCAAGCACAAGAAGCGCACAAGCGCAACGATTTTAAGGTGTTGGAATTGGAAATCGCAGACTTGCGGTCGAGAATATCTGACGCCATTATGGACTTGACAAGGGTTTAAGTCTATGCTATACTACACCTACAACATACAGGAAGGGGGTGAGTAAATATGGAAGAAGAGACAGAACCTATCGTATGTGTTCTATGCAACGACACGGTAGATGAAGATGATGTACGCCGTTTCGCTGACGGTCGAACCGCTTGTGAGAATTGTACCGTATGGTGCGAGTCTTGCGAAGACTTGACCGCTAGTGATGAAGCAATAAGTGACCACAACGCTTCATACTGTGGTAATTGCGGTTGGTATTGCGACCATTGTCGCGGTGCATACTCTAATGACTCGAACTATGTAAGTGGTGAGTCATGGTGTGACGGTTGCTACGAGAACGACTCGTTCTACTGTGAGCCTTGTGGCGAAAGTTACAGCGACCGATACGATTACTATTCCGTAGAGGGTGACACTTGGTGTCAAGACTGTATGGAAAGTAGCGCATGGTACTGTGATGAGTGCGGTGAATACTACCGTGACGATAACGAGTGCGACTGTGGCAATACTGCCAACGGTGCACCGCCTGTCGCGGGTCGCAACTGCAACTGTCGCCGTATCATACATGAGTACTCATGCAAGCCATCTCTAGTATTCCACGGTGTATCTAACCGCAGACTCTATATGGGGTTCGAGTTAGAGACACAAATCCGTGGCGGTGACTTGGAAGGTGCTTCTATATTTACCGACACAGCACTAGCAACCGACAAGGTTGGTATCATTAAGTATGATGCCAGCATAGGTCGTGACGGCTATGACGGCTTCGAGATAGTGACACAACCACATACTCACTTGCACTATCGTGAGAATAGTGCTTCACTATGGGATACTATCGACAAGTTACGCACGCAGTATGGTGCTAGGTCATGGGATACCAAATCCTGTGGGCTACATATCCATATCTCTCGCGCTGGCTTCTCAAGTGGTGCGCACATGCACCGCTTCATATCGTTCGTGTATTCTAACGCAGAATACATGATGAAGTTTGCTGGTCGCAAGTCAGACTATGCAAGGTTCAATGATGTCTATACCTTTAACGAGTATGACCAGCCAGTCAAGTCGTTCAAGCACAAGGTAGCAGACCCACGCCGTAGCAGTACGGAAAGATATTCTGCGGTCAATACGCAGAACCGTGACACGCTAGAACTACGGTTCTTCCGTGGCACAATGAACACCCGCACAATTCTATCAGCACTTGACTTAGCGCAAGCCATGGTAGAATATACTAGAGACCTACGCCTTGACGAAGTCAAGTTAGGTGCGCTAGACTGGTCATGGTTCGCCGATTATGTACGAGATAACAACGGACTATACCCAGACCTTTACAACCGACTCGACAAGGTGTCGAGTACCAACCTAACCAACCCTACACTAGAGAACGCATGAGGTGATGTATGTGTATCCTTGTAGTATGTGAGCCTAACAGCACACCTACCAAGACAGACCTGCATAACGGTGCATGTAGTAATCCACACGGTTATGGCTTCGCCATTATCGCTGGTGACACTATCATATCTGAACGCAGTATGTCCGCCAAGAAATCTATTGCACGGTTCTTAGAACTGCGCAAGCAATATCCTAACGGCTATGCCATGTGGCACGCACGATACGCCACGCACGGTGTCAAGAACGAAGCCAACTGCCACCCCTTCAAGGTCGGCGGTTCTGACTTGACATATCTAGCACACAATGGTATCCTAGATGTAACAATTGAGAAGTCAGACAAGCGTAGTGACACTAGAGTATTCGCAGAGGATACCTTACCACTCATGGGTGGCGTGTCGGTACTTGACAATGACACGGTATGGACTATGGTTAGCAAGTGGGCTAGCGGTAGCAAGATATGTATCCTTACCTTAGACCCTACTGCCAAGCACCAAATCTACCTAGTCAATGAGAACTTAGGTACATGGGATAACAACGGTATATGGTGGAGCAACCAGTCGCACAAGCGCAGTACCTATACTGCACCAGCGCAGGTGTGGCAACCACCAGCAAGAGACTTAGACAAGGCAGAGTCATTAGCCTATGACTATGCTATTGCCCACTACTACGAAGAAGAAGCGGAAGAAGTATTAGATATCTGCCCTGCGTGTGAGACGCTTGTAGATATGTACGAGAATCCGTACTACTGCACCATGTGTGAGACATGCTTCGACTGTGATACCAGTATCATAGACTGCATGTGCTACACACCCAGCAGGAATTGGTCAAGCAAGCGTGACTATGACCTGTTCAACCAACTATAATTCCACATGGGCTACAACCTATGTGGGGTAACACAAGCACAACCAAACAACCAACCAACGAGAGGAACACATGTCAGCAACACAAATTCAGGTAATCGCAGATGAGATTTCTGCACTAGCTTCAGAGGTAGCGTACCTTGCGCTATCAGTAGACACATCTTCAGAGTACCCTAAGCGTGGTACTATTGTGAGAGCGTTGCCTACACAGAATCGTTTCAAGGCCAAGTCAATGTGGGTATCACTGGGCGACGGTACATACAAGCACTTGACTGGTAGCAAGGGTCTCATCACCACCCATGCACGCCTTGACGGTTACGTCTCGACTGTATTCGAGGCATAACCAACTGACCTGAGCATGTCATTAAACTGCTCACCATTATTATCAACGAGAGGATATATGATGACAGAACGCACCGTATTATGGCAGGCTACAGTCTATGATAAAGATGTAGCCAACATGAGTGACGACAGGATTAAAGAGTTTAGATTAGAACTAAGCAAGGCTGTATATGAAGTCTGCTGGAACTACGGAGTACACAACTAATGGCAAAGTATGTAGTGATATGCGAGGCAGACAACTGCGAAGCAGAGAACGAGGACTGGGAAGATGACGGCTCAACATACTGGTTCACATGCTCAACATGTGGATACGACAACGAGGTGGTGCATTCACCATGGAAATGAGTAACATGACTGGACTATGTACAACACACCCTAACCCCGACCTATGGTTCGAGGACTCAGGTGACTTGTTCGAGAAGCGTTTAGGTAGTAGCAACCCTAACATTAAGTTCTTAGAACGCCGTAAGAATATGCTTATTGCTATGGAGATATGTACTAAATGTCCGATTCGTACCAATTGTCTATCCGAGGGCATGAAAGAAGAGAACCTAGACTATGGTATATGGGGTGGCTTGCTGCCAGGTGAGCGTATTGCACTTGCCGACACGGCTAAGGCTTCGACTGACAGGAAAGCACGCATGACTACAGCCCGTAACATTAGGAGTCTTATCAAATGAAATCAATATTCTTCTTGCTATTCGTAATGGTTAGCATATTTCTGTTCACCCCTTCATCGGAAGCACCCACGAAAATACCAACGGTGACTGTCACATGGAGTAAGGCGGACAGTAAAGCATATGCAAGAGACCAACTTGCGGTATGGCAGGAAGAACAATGGTCATGCCTTAGCAACTTGTGGGGCAAGGAATCCGCATGGAATCCTAAAGCCTATAATAAAGTCAGAGTTATGGGGAAGAACGCTGGCGGTATTCCACAGTTGCTAGGGCTTGACCCTGCTACACCAGCTACGCTTCAGATAGACCGAGGCTTGGCTTATATATACTATAGGTACGGCACGCCATGTGAAGCATGGCGCTTCTTCAAGAAACATGGGTGGCACTAATGATGACCAAAGATGATAAGGTTATGTGTGACTCATGCCATAAGGAAATCAAAGATGAAGTAACAGTTGTAAAGACTAATGGAAAAGGTTGGGCTAATAGATTCAAAAGCGAAAACCATTTCCATCGCACACCACTTGACTGCGCAAATGCAGTTGAGCCAATAAAGATACAATCACGATATGCTATGCACGCAAACGAGAGAAAGAGACGGAATGGCTAAACATATTACAGAGATGAAACCTGATTACACCAAGGCTATGGACATACGCGGTAAGCCAACTGCGGTGTGCCCATGTGGGTGTGAGATATGGAATGTCAAGTGTAAGTTCGATGACTTCGGTGACATAGACATGTACTTCTTGGACATGGAATGCGCTGAGTGTGGTACACTAGCTACTGCACCAACACCAGTAGACTTGGAGACGGACGATGACTGAGTTCTTGCATGAACTAATCAAGAAACAGACAATGAATCAAGTCATAAGTGAAATGGTCGAAGAGTTCTCTGACCCTTGGAGATACTCTGAGCCACCACCATGGCCCTTAACATTGGAGAACAACGATGCCAACGTATGAGTTTCAATGCCCTGATTGTGGCGAGAAACGAGAAGTTAACATCAAGCACAGCGAGTATGAGAAGTACCAAGTTATGTGTAGCAACGGACATTACAAGCCGATGATACGCATATACTCAGCACCAGCAATTAAGTTCAACGGCACAGGATTCTATTCGACTGGAGGATAATGGAATCTTTAAAGAGTTTCTTCTTCGCCTTCATCGGTGCTAGCATATTGTTCTTCGGTGTCATCGGTATCTACCGATTCACTTGGTTCATTGCTGGCTTTATCGGTGGTGTCTAAGTCTAACCATGGCTTCATACCACCCATTAGTTTGACAAGTTTGCGTATTACTCTCGTTGTACGCATGCGAGTAGCGTCAGGGCTAACGAGCTCAAGCTCCTTGGCTATGTCCGCATACTCCATAGACTCTGCATATCGTAGGAAGAGTAACTGTTTATCTTCAGTGCTTAACTTACGGTATGCGGAGTCTACTTCCACCATCATAGCCTGAAGATTACCACCTTCACTAGGTGCGCTAGGACGTCCTGGCCTACCAAGATTAAGTTTATGAGTCACGCCCCACTCATCACGCAAGACAGCAGGAAGCAACGCTTCCACCACTACTGGGTCATAGTAATATAAATCAGAGACATCATAGCCAAGAGACTTGGCCTTCTGATACTGACAATAATCAAGAGCGTAGTTGCGAAGACTGCGATAAATAAGGTTCTTCGCGTCCTTACCACCCATCTCATTCCATTCCATAAACTTATTCTCATGGGCAGGAAACCATTCATATAATGTCTGACGAATATCGTCAAGCTCAAGCATCTTAAACTTTCTATGATACTCGCTAGCTACATGGGTTACTGCATATTCCCAAGGTTCAATTAGTTTCCAGTCCATCATCAACTTTCTCATTCTTATACTTGCGTGTCATGGTCAGTAAATCTTCTACAGTAATTAGATAACCCTTGCTTTTATTAGGCGGTATCTCGCATGATATTTCTCTACCCAATTCCTGCACACCCTTCTTAAGGATATGTGTTGGCACAATAACAACTGACTGCTCTAGCACGAACGCCCAGTATGCAGCCTCAGTCACCATCAAACCTGACGGCTCCCATGATTTAGACTTATTGAACCAGCACTCAACCTCAATGTAAAGGTTATTAGTAATCCACCATTTCCTGTCGCGTTTTACTTCGACAGTCTTGCCACCAGTTAGTAGTTCTTCTACCAACCTTTCGCCCTTACGGCCGTATCCAAAATCTAAATCAAAAGAACTCTTGCTAGTCATTAGGCCACTTTCCTCGCAGTACTAGCAACCCGATGATTGCGTAGTTCGCCATATCTTTGAATGAATCCTCAAGTGATTCGTGCTGTGGCTCTTTGCCACTATCTATTAAGTTGTTGATACGTGCGAACTTATCCCACATGCGTACACGCAAGCCATTGACTGGCCCGCCTGGGCTACGAGATATGTTAGTCGGACCATAATCGTTGTGCTTGCTAAGCAATAAGTCTGCTAGTTCTTGAAAGGTAGATGCTACGTCTGAGGCAAAGTCAATGGAACCCTTATCTCTAGTATCAGCTGATGGTTCTCCGTGCGCACTTGCGTCACCGTAAAACCTTGACTCGCCAAATGTTTGGAAACCTGCCATATTAATTCACTCTCCACCTTCGAGTAGTTCTTTGAGTTCGTCATCTAATCCTGCCATGCTGGAACCTACAATCATTTCTTCGATGACTTCGACAACCGTTGATGGTTCCATCTCGACAGTAAAGAGAGTCATGTACGTATCTTGTGCAACATCTTTAATCTTTTCAGGGTCATCAGCATAGCGATAGAAGCAACGCAACAACGAACCAATCATAAGACGATAGCCGTTAGGTAGGATAAGTGCTGGGTCGAACTCTTCGTCTTCTTCCAGCAGGTGGTCAGTTGCTTCGAATACATTCTCGAATTGCTCACCACATTCAGGACATGGTTTAATCGGCTTCATTGGTTAGTCCTGCTTTCTCTCTGATATATTCCGCACCGAACTTGACGTAGATAGAATTGACATCTTCGCCTTCTGGCATGGAGACGATAGTAACTGGAAGTTCGCGGGCAAGTCCCGCTGCAAATTCTTTGCCAGGTTGGTCTCCATCAGCGAATACAAATACTCTTTCAAAATCTGCGAGTAATCTTGTGTAGTGTTTTTTCCATGAATTCGAACCTGGAACTCCAACGCAAGGGATACCGACACATCTGCTGAGTGTGATAGTATCAAGCTCTCCTTCACATACGCCAATCCAATCACCTGCCCTTTCGATATCTAGTACGTTGTACATCTTGGTATCACTACCAGTCATGCCCATGTACTTAGGCTCAACTGCTGGATTCAAACTTCTAAATCTAATATCAACTACGCCACTCTTAGTTACATACGGTATGGACAACCGCCCAAGGTATGCTTCATGTCCTGTCTCAGGCTCCTCGACTACGCCTAATCGCGCCAGCCGTGCTACTTCTATTGGAATGCCCCGACTTGCTAGGTAATTTTCGGCCTGATAAATGCTTTCCTGGTACTTGCGAGTTGCTTGTCCCAGCAAATCCTTCTGCGATTCTTGATGCCTCACGTATGTTAACTCCTTCCTGCTGTGCTATGATTTGTAAACTGTTACCTTGCACTCCACATGCAAAGCATATGAAGATATTTTTATCTAGATTAACTGTTCCAGACTGGTGACTATCACCATGGAACGGACACCTTAAGTTGGCTTGGCCATGGTCACGACGCAGCGTTGCACCATAGTGCTCGAGTACAGCCTTGATTGAAGGCAAGTCACTCACCAAAGACATCTCCTAGCCTTAGTACTAAATACGAATCGGCTATTGCTTTTCCTCTAGCCTTGATAACGAGTGCAGGTAGAACCACTTCTTGTTCCAGCGTTCTTGCTTCCGCATAATTCTTTGCTTCTGTTTGCGCTTCTTTCGTCCAGCCGCTGAGGTCAATGGCGTTGCCTGCTCCTGGTGCTTTACACTCGATGATACCGATGGTTCCGCCAATGAAGTCTGAGCGGACAACAACATCGCCCTCATCTTTGCTACCTCGTCTTGCAAGGCGTTCAGCGTCGTATCCAAGTCCTCTAAAATATTTCGTGATGTCGACTTCATATCCTGCTCCTCTCGCTTTATGCGATTTCCTAGTTGTCATTTTTGCGTATCCAAACCTGTTCGTTAATCACTAACTTCTCATACTCATCTGCGTGACGAGCAAGAAACAAATCAATCCCTAGTGCTGGTGTTAACTCAGGTGCTGAGTCACCGCCCCATGTATAGTCATCGAATGCCATGATACCACCATGCTTTAGTAAAGGCCAGGATAGTTCAGCATCCATTAATACACCTACGGTTGTATGGTCTGCATCGATATAGATAAAGTCAAACAAGCCACCTGAACCATATTGCTGAGCAAGATAGTTAGTTGTAGTGGTGCGCTTTACATTTACTTTGTAACCTTTAATCTTATCCATGTATGTTTTATATACATCATCAAAGTCCATGGCTTTATGTTCTTCTTCATTGCTGCCTCGCCATGTATCAACATCAGTAAGCTTTATATTACTGAGGTTCTGCAACATCCAAACGCTTGCATCGCCAGTAAAGACACCTAGTTGTAGGCATATTGCACCGTCCTGCAACTTGAGAAACTTCTCGAAGTTAGGCTTGGCAAACTGATTAAACCAATTAGGATACATCATGCGTTCTCTGGGATGTCATCGATGAACATGTACTCAGGGTTAAACGCAACCCAAGTCATCAGTCCTCCGCCTGCGTCTGCTCTGCCATAACGGTTCTTGACAGGCGCAACTCCCATACTTGTCCCGACAACTCCAAGCGTACAGATGAGTGCGGGTAACTGCGCAACCTTTCCTTGGATAGCACTTCGAGGTTGGCATGGAGAGCCTTGGATAGCTTCCGATGTGTGATGTAAGACAACAACTGCTGCATTGGTCGCTCTAGCAAGATACTTCAACTCCTTCATAATCGCACGCATTGATGCGAACTCTTCGCCACCATCGGTGGCTACGTCCATAAGGTTATCTACTACAATAAGAACTGGAGGACAACCCCATAGTTCTTCGAATGCTTGTACTTCTTCATCGATATCTTGCAACGATGGTGCTGATTCAAATGACCAAACAATATGTGAACCGCGTGCAAGTGTTGCCTTGGTCCAACCGTGGTCAGTATTCATGAGTGACTCTACGTCACCTTGTGACTTTCCTGAAATCATTGAGGCTAGTCGCATAGCCATAGTGTGTGCGTTGGTATCTGCCGAGATATAAAGTGTTGGCACTCTCATCTTCAAGGCTAATGCTAATGCTAGGGTTGACTTACCTACACCTGGCGCTGCTGCAAACATCGAAACTTCGGAGCGACGTATGATAATCTTATTGGATTCAAACGCCTTGAAGCAACTAGGGAGCGGTTCTCCACCGATACTAGCACGGCCAACGCTTCTGACAAGTGTACGCATGGTTCATTCCCTTCTGTAAGGAAAGAACGTAGCCACCATTGCGGTGTGTAACGATGGCTACGCTCAATCATATCTTAGTTAACTGGCTTGCATTGGTCAGGTGTGCCCTGCGGTGTCGGACATGCCCAGAATGCGTAAGGCTTCCCACTTGTCTTGCTCACTCCCTGTCGGAAGATTCTTGCCCCGTGGATGCACGTCGGGCTCGCTGTTCCTGCTGGTGTAACTGCTGACGGTGGTGCTCCAACGGACGCTGCTGCCTGCTGGATTGGTGCGGAGAATTGCGATTGCGTTGTGCCTGCTGTTGAACCAGTGGTCCCCAAAGGGGCTACGTTGTATGCACCAACAATCAATCGTTGGACAGCTGCAACTTGTGATGAGTAATCTCCGATGCCCTCAAGCAACACGCTTAATTCGTCGGCCGTATTGGCACGCACGTTAATCATGTCACCAGCTGGTGTCTTATAGGAGACTTGTAGTTTCCAGTCTTCGTTCATCTTTATCCTATCTTAGTTGAGAACTGACAATGTGCTGTCAGCCCACACTTGTATTGGCAATTGTTTGTGTTCGGCAAGAATATACCCGCCTTACGTGCTTTGTCAAATCCTGCTACTAAGTACTCCAGTTTCTCCTCTGTGTACTGTTCAAGGCTGACCATCGGTGACACGCCATGCTGACGTGACATGAAGTATGTTCCCCACTTAACATCTATGCCAAAGGTTTTCTGCAAACCAATCTTATAGAAGCCAAGCTGTAGTGTATTGGAAGGAGTATTCTGTGATGTCTTTAGGTCAACGATAACTAACTCACCGTTAACTTCGAACACCCTGTCAAGAATCATCTTGACTGGTACACCAGCAAACTCGGGAAGCATTTCGAGTTCGATGGCTGGGACACCTTGCGGTGTCTTCCATATCTTCCAATCGGTATTGGCTTGTCGCCATTCAATGTAGGCCTGTACCCAACGAGGACCAGCTTCGTGCCAGAAAGCTTCGTTCTCTTTGTTAGGATTAGCTTTGGTTGCCCTGCCTCCAACACGTGCGTTGGTTAAGTCAGTATCGCCAAGCTCTTCAGCCCATGCTTTAGCCCATAGTTCCTGTATCATGCATTCTCCAAATCCCACAGTTCAGTTGCTCGGTGAAATGCCGAACCACCTACCGACCAAACCGAAGGTTCTTCTGGTACCATCAGTAATCTACCAAGGTAGTACTGATAGCCACAGTCGACGTAGGTCGAGAATGCTGAGTATGAAACATGCTCGGGTAATTTATATTCTCCAAGTTGTATCATCGTGGGTGTAGTGTAGCACATCCATGGTGGTGGTCAGGTAGGCTGCTTACCTATGGGGGTCAGAATCTGTGGTATAATTATATATAATAATATAATATAAAGACCCCGAAGGGGTCTTATATATATTATATAATATATATATTATAGGGGATAAGATGACTGAAGTAATTCTAGGTTCGCTAGCTGCGCTAGCAATCCGTGATATCGTATACGAAGCAGTTAACCGATATAATCAGTACCGACGCAACAAGGACTTCCAGGTATTCGTGGACCTGCTTGAAGACATTGATGCTGAGGACGATGATTAATATCTAGAAACGACAAAAGGACCCCCTTCCATAGCAGTGATGCTAGGGTTGGGGGTCTTCTTGTCTCTATGGCCCAGCTAAGGGCCTATATGAGGTGGTTTACTTCTTGCTTCCGATGCCAAATTCCTTGGCCTTAGGGTCTAGAGCCTTCCAGATTGGCGCAATAAACGCTGAGAGGAAAGCATAAACCAAAGCTTTAGGGTCTGTGGTTCCTGATGCATAGAGCGCTACCACTGTAGGTACTGCTGCACGTGCATAGGTTGTCACGATTGCTGTGAGTTTTTCTGTATTCATGTATCTCCTTAGGATTTAAAGACAGGCTTACCGAATCCCACGATGTACACAGGTAGTGACTTCTTGAGAGCAGGGCCGTTCTTTACTTTGTAGGCACGCTTCTTGAGGCAGACTTCTCCTCCGTTGCGCTGGTCGCCCTTCTTGTCTGGGCTTGTGTTTCCTTCGATGCAGATGACTGTTCCGTCACCGTTATCTCGGACCACGATTCCAACATGACTAATGCGGTCAATGCCATCATTGGGAAAGTCAAAGAAAACAATATCCCCAGGGAGAGGAGTTGCTTCATTTACTTTTTCCCAAGCATTCTTTTTAATGAACGCTTGAGCTCCCGCCAACGTGCTGACCACATTAGGAATCTTAAGTCCCACTTCATTTGCACACCACATTACGAACGAGCCACACCAAGGTAGGAAGTTAGCCTTAGTGAAAGCACCGTACTTTGTCTCGTTATCTTTAGGTCCTTCGATGACACCGACTTCCTCACGTGCCACTTTAATAAAGTCATTACGTTGACCCATAATTAGTCCGCCTTCTTTGAATCTACCTTAGCAAAGGCAGCATTGATTTCATCTGCATCTAGCTTACCATCAGCAAGGAAGAAACGAGCTAACGCTTCAACTACTGTGGCTGCACCAAGTGCGCCTGCTAGTACTGCTGCTTGCCATACTTCAATACCGACTAGGGAGCCAGCACCGATGACGCCAAGAGATTCGGCTGCAATTACTGCAACGATTCTCATCATTACATTCTTGAATGTTTCCATTATTCGTCCTCTGTGTTTCTTAGTTTGTATGTAACTCCCCAGATAATTGAAGAGATGCCAATGGCATACCCGACAACTGTCTTGGCAGAACCGTCAAGGACTACCCAGGCAATGAACATGCCGAGGAGAGTCCACAATTGATTTGCTATGTCTGAAAAGAACTTCTTCATGGTTTCCTCCGATAAGCTGCAGCGCCAGCAGCAGCGGTTACTGCAGCCTGTCCAGCAATTTGGCCTACGATAACAGCAGCAACAACAGTCTTCTCAGACTCTGCTCTTTCTTCGGGACTCATGTCCGCTCCAATAGAGCCTAGTGCTAAGAGTGCTTGCGCTGGGTCAGTAAAGATTGCGTTGATTAATTCCGCTGGGTTCTCAAGAACTACCAGCGCAGCAGCAACTTCTGCTGTGATAACAACTTCGTTTCCGTTCTCATCTTGACGAACTTCAACTGGTGTTGCAGGTGGTAAGTCAGCATAGGTAAGCCCAGCTTCCTGGATTGCCTGTGCAGTTACTGGCTCACCATGTGCTTGTTCAATGATTGCTTGTGCTACTACCTGCTTCTCTGCTTCGGTAGCGTTCTCGCTTACCTTGAGAGGTGGTTCTTCTGGCTGTACAATTGGCTTAACCATAGGAGGTTCAGGTGCAATATCAACTACAGGTTCTATCTCAGGCTCTGGAGCAGGTTCTGGCGCAGGCTCAGGCTCTACTGCGGGCGGTTCCTCAGGAGCTGGTTCAGTCTCAGCTACGGGTGGAGATTCTGGCTCAGGAGCTGGAGCGTCTTCAGCGACAGGCTCTGGCGGTAGAGGTGTTTCTTCTTGAGGAGGAGCGACAGGTTCTGGAGCAGGGGCAGGAACTGGCTCAGCGACGGGCTCAGGCTGCGGAGCAGGCTCGGGCTGTGGAGCTGGTTGCACAGGAGCTGGAGTTGGTTGAGGTTCCACCGCAGGAGGGGCTGGCGGTGCTACAGGTACAGGTTCAGGAGCAGGAGTAGGCTTTGGAGTACTGGTATCTACTACTGCTGTTACCGTCTGTTGCGTTACTGTTGATGTGTCTATTGTTACAGTCACGGTCTCAGTACTGGGAGTACTGGTTTCAACGGGCGATTGACTTGGGGCACTTACAACTGTCGGACTATCAACAACTACGGTTGGAGAATCAACAGTTGGAGAAGGACTTGGCTCAGGCGAAGGCGAAGCTGAAGGAGCAGTACTTGACTCTGGAGTGGGACTCACAATAGGAGTAGGTGCTATTCCGTTGTAGTACCATGTACTCTCAGGTGCAGTAGTACTTACAAAAGTTTTCCATTGCCCTTGTGTAGCAATAGAACAAAAGAGCGCAGCAATATTACCTTTGCCTTCAAAGAAACTGGTTGTGTTATCCCAGCCAACTCTGAAGTCTTTAGATTCGCCAGCATCGTTGGCACATACAACAGTTATGGGTCCAGTCTGTTCAGCTTGAGCTGATGGACTCCAGAAAAATGATGTTCCTAATACTAGAAAAAGTACTGCTAGTTTGTTACTTGTCTCTCTCGCAAAGAAGGAGATAAATTTGGTCAACGCGTTCTTCCAATCGGTTCACTTGGTCTTTCACGGAACCGCCCCCATTTGGTTTCAATTCTGATAAGTAGTGTTTAACTAGCCACTTAACGAATCCAGCAAACCCTGCTGCTATTGTCATCATCGAGACAGCAAAAGCTGCCCATTGCATTGCAGTCATTATACCGTCCTGATTGTGATTTGGATTACACCACCGAATCCGCTAAAGCGTTTGTCGGGTGGTGTTGCTCGGCTGAATGTAACTTGTTCGATTACAGCTTGACGCGTTTCGCCAGTTGTCAGGTCTTGCCATGTTAGCACGTCACCTGACTGTTCAATTTCTTCTAGTGCTAATACTTTCTCAAAGGCCTTGCCTTCGTAACCAACCATAGAATTATATCTATCTGTTTCTAAGTCATAACAATATACTGGGAACTGGATGATGCGCTGACGTGGAGTAGCAATGGTTGCTTTAATCTGATAGCCTTTGAACTTAGGACCCTTAGTTGTATCAGTGCTGTCACGATATAGAATAAACTTATAAGCTACATATTCTTGCGCTGTAGATGGGGAAGAAGTTGTCACTTCAACTGGATTAATGGTTGCGTCATATGAGATGTGGTCATATTCAGTACCATTCTTATCTACAGTTTCCATGGTCATAGACCCATAAGTAAAGTCACCGCGTCCAAGAAGACGCTTGAAGTTTTTAGGCTCTAGCGTTCCAAAGCGGATATTGCCAGTAGTTAGATACCCTGATGTTCTAAGAGTAGAAGTATCTTCAACGTATACTGCACCATTTGTCGAAGATGCATATGCTGTTGAGAACATAATTCTGTCGGCGACTGAAGGGTCTGTGTTACCATTAAAGCAAACGGCTGTTGTTACATGTCCCGTTGCTTCGTCTTTGTATACATCGTTAGCATAAGCAAAACGCAGTTGCTGTAGTTCGTTGGATAAATCAATTCGAATTACACCAGCTTCACCAGCTACACCAGTAGCGCACCAAATATAATGGTCACGTGCAGCAAAGTCATAGCATGGCTGTGTTGTTTCTACAATGAGTGGGCCATAGCTGATTGAACCATCTTGGTCGGATACGGTAGCTGCACGCACACCCTTGTTTGTGCCAATCATCATGTATCCAAGGTAATAGTGAATCTTGTGGATGATTTCACCAACAGGCATCTCAGCTGAAATTACTGCAGATGTAAGAGTTGGCATAACACCAGCCGTAGATAGTGTATACTTCTCAATAGTAGACTGAGCTCCATTGTATCCAGCAATATAGATAGCTGCACCTGATGCGGTAATACTTGTATATACATGAGCAGAAGATGGATTTGTATAGACAAGGTTTGGTGTTGCAGCTGCGGCTGCAGCTACTTCATACACTTTATTGTCAGCACATACAACTAAACGTTGTTTTACATAATCAATTGTAGCATTAGTCACTACTTGGCTATTATCAAATATCTTAAATTCATCAGAAGTGTTTGATGAGTCACCAGTTAATGGCTTGCCATACACAGTAAACTTTGTTGTTGCACCTGATGTTTTATTGGTAGCCCAGTATGCGTTAGTTCCGTCATCACAAATTGAATACACTGGGTAGACGCCAACCCCGGCATTGTAATCAACAAAGTGAACTGGGTTGCTTGGGTCATTGACTTTAATTTTATCTACATCGTAGTAGTCATGTAGCAACGCTCCAGTAAATGTGCTCCACTTAATAGAACGCATGTGTTGCTGTGGCTTACCATTGTCAGCAATAGGACCAGTAGTAATGTGTCCAGTTGTGCAGTTATTAAGGAGAGTTACCTCTCCCTTTTCCCATACATTAACACCTTTGGATTCAGTAAATCGATAGTGCCCATTCTCATCAGTGGTGCCTGGGTCATAGAACTTAATACCTGCGCCAGAGTGGAACGATGACTGACTACGAATCCACCAACCAGTCAGGGATTGCTCGCCTGGTTCTGTTTGATTGTCAAACTGTTCCTTCTTAAAGGGTGCAGTCTGACGAAGATATGGACGCGAGTCATTGATTGCATAGAAGAACGGTAGCCCACCAACAGCTACGTCGTAAGACATATTGGTGTTCTGCCAGATAGCAGTAGATGAGACTACACCTACGTCAACTGCGATAGACCTATTGGCTCTACCTTCGGTTATATCACGACCAGCCACGTTGCTCCCTACTTAGACTCTAGTGCTGCAACCTTTGCAGAAAGTTCTTGAATTGCTTTAACAAGTACAGGAATCAAACGACCCTGTGTTGCTTCCAACTGGTCAGGGTTATCACGGTAGGTAAGTTGCAAGAAATCTGCAACGTTTTCTTCATCTTCTACTGCCATAAGTTCCTGTGCAATAAAGCCTGCATCAAGGATGTCTACTTTACCGCCATCGCGCATATCCCAAGTGAACTTAACTGGGCGTAGTTTGTTAATGAACTCTAAACCAACTGGAAGGTCAACTACATCCTTCTTATCACGGGCATCTGATAGTGCAGTGATTGATGTAACTTGACAACGAAGCGTTGCAATAGATGAGTTACCAAGAGTAATAGTATTGGATACAGAAGCAGATGAAACAGAAGCAGCAAAACCAATAACTATATTGTTGCTTCCAGTAGTCAGGTTATTAGTTCCTGAATATCCAGCATTTGTTCCAACCATAGTATTGTCAATGCCAGTGGTAATAGCACGACCAGCGCCCGCACCTACTCCAACATTTTCATAACCCGTAGTACAAGAACCTAAAGTAACTGAACCTATTGCTGTATTTAGTGCACCAGTTGCAACATTCAGTGCTGCATATCCAATAGCAGTCGCTTCTTGACCAGTTGTTATTGATGCTAATGCCGCTGCACCAACTGCTGTATTGTAAGAAGCAGTTGTAGCGGCATTCAATGAATCTCTTCCAACTGCTGTATTGTTAGAACCAGTTGTATTTGTATATAGTGCAAGACGACCAACTGCAACATTGCCAGTACCTGTAGTGTTATTATACATAGCAACACGACCAACTGCAACATTGTTTATACCAGCAGTATTTGTAAATAATGCTCCAGCACCCACTGCGGTATTTTCAACGCCCGTTGTATTAGAACCCATTGCTGTCCAACCAAGCGCAGTGTTATAATTACCAGTTGTATTAGTATATAATGTGTAGTAACCAAAACCAGCATTACCAACAGCATTTGTGTTTGAGTTCAATGAATAAACACCTACTGCTGTATTTTCATAGCCTGTTGTATTTGTAATAAGGGCGCTGAAACCAACAGCCGTATTGTTATAACCTGTTGTATTTGCTTGTGACGCAAAGGCCCCGACAGAAGTATTATTAACACCAGTGGTAGTATTTAATAATGCATTTGAACCAATAGCAGTATTATTATTAGCATTTGTTTGATAGTAAAGAGCATATGCGCCTACTCCTGTGTTATTATTTCCAGTAGTATTCGTAAGTAATGCACCATTTCCTACGCCAACATTTGCTGCACCAATTGTATTTAATTTTAAAGCAGCATATCCAATGGCTACATTGTTAGTACCTGTTGTGTTAGATGATAATGCAAGTGTTCCAATAGAATCACTTCCATTGGCATCGCTGTTTACAACGCCTGCTAAGTCTCTACTTCTAGTCATTGGTCATACCTTTCAGGGCAGTCATCCACTGTTCAAAATTGCCAGTGAACTTAAGGGGTCCGATATGGGCACAGGTCAGAGCAGGGTCAAGATAAATCTTGAATCCACCATCTGCCAGTTTCTTGCAGGCAAGCACATCCTCAGAGATGATGTCGCCGTCTTGAATCTTTACTTCAAATACCCAGCGCTTATCTGCGCCGTTGTGTGTGTATGGCTCGCTAACATCCCATAGATGTTTAAACGCAGCCTTGCTCATACGAAGGAAGCCTGTGCCTAGCGCTTCTACCTCAATCAAACCTTTGTCATTCTTGACTAGGTTCTCAGGCTTGCACTTAACCACATAGGATTCTTCAATAGACTTGCGAGGTGCTGTGCCACCGACTACATCTTCTTCGTAGGCGAGCAACTTAAGTAGCCACTCTGGGTTCCACTCCATATCAGAGTCAATCCAGATGATATCATCAAAGTTGTTCTCTACTGCAATAGCCAATAAATCGTTACGAGCACGCTGTACTAGCGCGTCGTAAGACATATAGACTGGTTGGAAGAAGATGTCGTTAGCCAACCCTAAGCGGATTGATTCCGCTAGGGAGTTGGCATACCACACATCAATTCTTCCATCGTAAGATGGTGTAGCAATTAGTACTTTACGCATTTATTTGTCCCTTTAGTTCGTCTACCTGTGCTGCCAAGTCTTGGATAGCCTTGACAAGAATTGGAATGAGTCTACCTTGAGTAGCCTCTAGTTGGTCTGGATTGTCACGGTAAGTCAACTGCAGTCTATCAGCCATATCAATAGCATCTTCGGCAGCCATTAAATCCTGAGCAATGAAACCAGTATCAGGTACATCTACCTTGCCACCGTCACGCATATTCCAGTCGAATGTAACTGGCTTCAATCCTTTGACAAATTCAAGACCCACAGCCAATGGCTGGATGTTCTTCTTGTCACGCTCATCAGATAGGGCGGTAATTGCGGTTACCTGGCATCGTAGGGTTGCAATGCTTGAGTTACCTAGCGTAATTGTGTTGGATACGGTGGCAGATGAAGTAGCGGCGGCGTTACCAATTAAAGTATTGTTGCTACCAGTTGTAAGATTATTGGTTCCAGTATTTCCAGCGCCGTAACCAAGTCCTGTATTGTTTGAACCTGTTGTAACGGAATATAAAGCATTTGCGCCTATGGCTGTATTTGTTGCACCAGTTGTGGTTGAAAATAACGCATAAGCGCCTAAAGCAGTATTACCTGCGCTATTTGTACTTGTAACTAATGCTTGACGACCAATGGCAATATTGTCTCCGCCAGTAACATTTGCATATAAAGCGCCTTCGCCAATACCAATATTGTTCAAACCAATAGTGTTTTTATTTACAGCATTTACACCAATAGCAATATTGCGTTCGCCTGTGGTATTTTCATAAAGTGCAAGACCACCAACTGCAATGTTTGCACTACCAGTTGTTGTTTTATATAATGCATTATGACCAACAGCGGTATTATATGTTGCCACTGTGCTTGATTGTAAAGCACTTGAACCAATAGCCTGATTATTAAGACCAGTTGTATTGGAAATTAAAGCATTAACCCCAATAGCCTGATTATCAGAGCCAGTTGTAGTTCCGTTCATTGCGCCTGAACCAATAGCAATGTTTGAATTTCCAGTAGTCAAAGTTTCTAATGGTGAACCAACAACTCCACCAACATAGGAACCAATAGCAATATTTAGTTGACCAGTTGTATTTGATACTAATGCTCTTTTACCTACAGCAATGTTTCCGTTGCCAGTTGTATTAGCAAGAAGAGCGTTAAATCCAATAGCGGTATTAGCATTACCAGTTGTGTTGGAATATAAAGCGTTTACACCAATAGCAGTATTTTCAACACCTATTGTGTTTGTTTGCATAGCGCTTGCGCCAACGGCAGTATTGTTTCCACCAGTTGTGTTAGATGCAAGTGAATAATACCCAACCGCAGTGTTGGAATTACCAGTAGTATTGCCTACTAAGGTATAGTAACCTACACCAGTATTGTTTCCACCAGCAGTATTTGTATATAGTGAAGCGCGCCCAACGGCAGTGTTATTTACACCACTAATATTAAGACCCATTGCATATACGCCAATTGCAATATTATCAATACCAGTTGTATTTGCCTCAAGAGCGCTAGTGCCTATAGCAACATTGCGTGAGCCAGTAGTATTGGCTTTTAGAGTACTATTTCCAACAGCAGTATTATTAGTGCCAGTAGTGTTAGCATTAAGGGCAGTAGTTCCTAAAGCAGTATTGCTTGAAACAGAACCAGCACCCAAACCAACTTTGACTGTATTAATAAGTTGGTCATTAGTAAATGTGTTCTGTGCATCAGTCATTGCTGAGTTGATTACAGAGAAGGCTGTAAAGGTAATTACTTCAAGTACATCGCTTGCCACAAGAGCAGCAAGAGATGTGATGCTTGTTCCGTTAGTTGCTGTGTAATCTGTACCACGAACTAAAAGTACACCGTTGAGGTATACCTGCTCTTTACCAGCAAGGTAAGAAAGTGTTGCACCGTTTGAGTCAGTTCCAGATACTGAGGTTTCTCCGCCAGTTGCAATAAACTTATAGCGTGAGATGGCAGCAGTAGATGCAATAGACGCCCAGGCAGAACCTGACCAGGCATACATAGCATTGTCTGTTGTATTCCAGTAGATAGCACCAGTAAGAAGGGCGTTGCCATCATTGTCTACAGACGGAGCAGATGACTTAGCACCTAGGTAACGGTCATCAAAGTTGTCGTAAGTTGTAGCAGCAGCGGCGGCGCTTGCTGCAGCAGCAGTGGCAGAACCAGCAACAGCATCTACATACTGCTTAGTAGCAGCACCTAGGTTAACTGATGGGTCAGCATTGAGGACCAACGCTCCAGTCATTGTTGAACCAGACTTTAGAACCATTGCATCGTAAACAGAACCACCAGCAGAAATTGCTGTTGCAATCTCACCAAGGGTATCAAGTGTTGATGGTGCTGAGTTAACTAGGTCTGCGACCTTTGTATCTACGTAAGCCTTGGTTGCTGCATCTGTGTTAGATGTAGGTGTAGCAAGGCTTGTAATCTTTTGGCTGTTTACAGATACTGCAGAAGTTGGCGCAGCCATCTGGTCTAAACGAGATGTGCGGACCTGTGTATCAAAGTCTGAGATAGTTGATGCTGTCTGTGTGCCTGTGTGATTTGCGCGAGCATAAGGGTCAGATACCATTTTTGCTGCAGTAATAGTACCGTTGGCAATATCTCCAGCAACGATAGTTCCATCTACAATATCTGCAGAGGTGATAGTTGCATTAAGGTCCAATTTAGTTTTAGCAATAGCAGCAGTTGCTGAGATGTCACCATTAACAATAGTTGCGTCAGCAATCATTGTGCTAGTTACTGTTCCAGTATCGCCAGTAGTTACGACTGTTCCAGTTACGTTAGGAAGAGTAATTGTACGGTCTGCTGTTGGGTCAGTTACTGTAAGAGTAGTTTCAAATGCATCTGCGGTTGCACCTTCAAAAACAATGCTTGAGTCGTTAAGGGTAAGGCCAGTAACTGTTGGGCTTGTAATTGTTGGTGTATCAATTGTTGGGCTTGTGCCGAATACTAGAGAACCAGAACCTGTCTCATTGGTAATTGCTGAGGCAAGGTTTGCGCTAGATGGTGTGGCAAGGAATGTTGCTACGCCTGTGCCAAGACCTGAGATACCAGTAGATACTGGAAGACCAGTTGCATTGGTCAGTGTAACTGAGGTTGGTGTACCAAGAACTGGAGTAACAAGAGTTGGGCTAGTTGATAGCACATTGTTACCTGAGCCAGTAGATGTTGTTACACCAGTACCGCCGTTGGCTACTGGAAGAGTTCCAGTCACACCTGTTGTTAATGGCAAGCCAGTAGCATTAGTCAGGGTTCCCGATGCTGGTGTTCCAAGTACTGGTGCTGTAAGAGTTGGCGAAGTTAAAGTTTTGTTTGTAAGAGTCTGAGTATCTGTTGTTCCAACCAATGTGCCAGAAACACCATGAACAGCAGAAGATGCTTCGATGTGGTTGTTGGCTTCTTGGTAGTCACGGCCGATAGCCATGTGGCGAACTACTGCTCCAGCTGAGTGAGACTGCCCAGTTGAGCCATCAATGTTACGAGTAATTGTAAGGGTATTGCCAGATGAGTAGACCGTTACGTCTACAATTTCTTCAAGGGCTGTATCTGGGTCAATAACAACTGTATATGTTTCTGAACCACTGAGTGTCTTTCCACCCATAAGAGCTGAACCAGATACAACTGACATTGTTGTTGCTGTAGAGTTCAACGCTGATGTCAGGGTTGTCTGCTGTGAGCGTGAGGAGTATTTTCTAGTTGTCATTAATGGTCCTTATCGGCGGGAGTAGTGAATGCGAGGTGGGAAATTATTCTGTTGAGCATCAATTTCTTCCTTTAGACGCTGCGTATATAGTGCGTACAGTTGTTTCGTTGCACTCTGTGATGCACCATACGGGCGCTTGGAGTCAGTCTCATCCGCCTGTGGACTAACCTGTGCTGCACGTGCTGGGTCGAGATATGCAAGGAGTCGGTAAGAAGCTCCAAGGATTACCACATCTCGAGTTGATTCTGTCAAACCAGTTACGGTTGTGTAAACATCTGAGTTGTTTGTGAAAGGGTGTGGAGTTGTGGCATACATAACCTTGACTGTACGTCCAGCAATTGGGGCTTCGCCCAATGTGATTGTTTGAACTGTATCAACGCCAGTTGTATATCCAAATGCTTCAGGATTAGCTGAAGGGTCAAAGTCATAGCGACGAATTGGAACCCATTCTTTAGATGGACCAATTGATTGCCATGATATGCTGAGGATATTCTTAATGCTCAAGTTTGCAAGTGCATATGTTGATACGGCTGCATTGAATGTAAAGTTGTATGTCTCTACAGCATAGATGCTAGAACCGATTGCTCGGATTGTATCGTTGATTGCTTTCTTGACAACGTACTTTGGGAAGGTTGGTGAGATAGATACCTTTGACTCGGAAGCATGTGTTGCTGCGGTAGTACCTAGATATCCACGTCCATATGGTGAGACAACTGCTGTGTTAGCAACACGGTCATACGAGTCAACCCACATAAGTTCTTCGTCAATCTCGAGGATTCCTTTGCCAACCGAATCAGTTGAACCAAGGTTCAAGATTGTTGGAGAAGCAATAGAAGATGTGGTTGTTGTAACTGCTGATGTGAGATATGTACTTCTGTCCTGCTGGAATGTATATCCAGCCAGGTTGATGAGAACTTCATCGGTCATCTGTGCAAATGTTGTCATTACATGTTCACCCTTCTAAGTGCTTCTGCTGGCCCTAGGCCAACCGTTCCAGCGATTGCATTGCAAGCACCTTGTAGGTCTTTCCATTGGCTGATAGGTAGACCAGCGTATATGTTACATGCGCCAGTAGCGGAAAGACCAGTTGTGCCAGCAAGCTTATTTGCTGCACCTTCGTCATCTAGAAATTTATCCATGGTTGGATATGTTCCGCCATTGGCAAGACGATTTAGTTCTGCAACTAACGTTGTGCCTGCTCTACCTGTTGCCATTGCTTACCCTTTCGGTAATATTAAGTTCGATTTCTTTTCTACTCCGCCAAAGAAGGCGCCGTAGTAATGTTCATCAAATGAGAATCTCTTCATATGTTGGACAGTCGCTGACGTGTCACACCATACTTCGACCCCTGCTTTGCCACATAGGGCAAAGAAATATATATCTTCTCCGATGAAAGTCTTTTCGCTTCCAGCTTCCAAGAACATCGGAGTATCTGGGACTGACTCAATAATCTTATCGACTATGCTGCGGTGCATCAGGACGAATCCCATGCCAGCGGCATCTACTCGAATAAACTTATCCTTTGGCATTGGATGCACTGGCTGGATATTAACTGAGCCATCCTTTTGTTCTGTGAAGTTAAAGATTGTAGGCAGAGGAATCATCAAAGGTTCTTCTGGAGTCTTTGTTGTAAAGTAAACACCAGTAACAATAGGGTGCTTATCTTTGTCTTTCTTGTTCCAAAGCTTCAGGAACTTTTCTGGGCTGATGACTACATCTGAGTCTACCCATAGTAACCAGTCCGACTTGCCCTTTTCATACCAGTGGCGAATCACAAACTCACGCTGTCGGGCAATCTGATTACCACAACTGCGGATAGTAGATTCAAACTTAATTCCTGATTCAAGAAGTACGTTTGCCACGCCATGCATGAACTTTCCATCTACATTTCCATTATCGCACCAGGCGAGTGAAACTGTTTCTTGCTCCATTGTCCCCTACTTTCTTACTTAGCTCTTGTATCTTTTGCTGGGCGTGGTACTACTGGCCCAGGTGTAACCTTAGGTTGCTTTGCAACAATGCCCATCTTTACTAGATTGACTTTGATACGCTTACCCTTTGGGATATTAAGTTTCATTATATTACCACTTAACCTTGTCTGCCCAGTATGCTGCAGACATCTTGCCCTTGGCAATGTTCTTTGCGTGACGAGCCTTGAATGCTTTGTTGCGTGCTGAACCGTCAGGTGAACCGTGAACACCCTGTTGACCAAAGCGAATAGTCTTTACTTTATCGCCTTCTTTAGCCACAACAACATGTGACTTGGTTGGGTGATTTGGTGTAGCCTTTGGCTTATTAAAGCCTGATACGCCTACTCGCTTTAGTCTTGGGTCAATCATTTTTTCTTCGCTTTCCCTGCCTGGCTAAGAGCTATTGCAATAGCCTGCTTCTTGCTCTTAACAATCTTTGCTTTCTTGGGACCCTTTGGGTCTATGCCTGCATGAAGAGTTCCTCGCTTGAACTCGCCCATAACTTTGGCGACTTTCTTATCAGCCTTCTTCATTAGTTGGTACCGTAGTTAGGCCACATGCCAGTCTTCTTTGAGACTTCTGCACGCTTCTTCATTAAATCTTTTAGAGCCTTATCTTGCTTCTGCTGCTCAGTCATTGGCAGTGGAGCAACGCGTGCCTTAAGTGTAGGTGTAGGAAGCGGAGTCCTTGGGCCAATCTTTCTTTCGTTAGATGATGCCATTACTTCTTCTTACCCATCTTCTTCATGACAGCCTTCTTAGCCATAGCTTTCTTAGGACCGTATTCCATCATACGCTCTTTCTTGCCTTCTGACTTTTCGTGCTTTTTCATTGCTGACTTTGATGCGTACTTCTCGCCCTTAACTGACATTATACTGCTCCTATTTCCTTTAGTACTTCGGTTGTCTTCTTGTTGATATCTTTTGCCTTAGGCATTGTCTCTGAGTTATAGGCTTTGCCTAATGCTTCAGAGGCACTGTAAGCTTCCTCAATATGCTTGCGGGTTGTGCCCGCTGGTTGCATACCTTGTTCCCTTGCATTGCGATAAGCCTGGAGTTCACTCGTCCATTTCTTATCAGGAATGTCACGGGTTGTATCTCCAGTATTTAGCTGAAGGCCTTTGGCCTTGCAACCGAAACAATCTTCTCCACATTCATTGTGGTTAATCTCCACTTCCTCTTCATTTGGAAATGGTGTTGGGTTAGTCTCGTCACATAAGACGCATCCCCAAAGTGTTGCTTGGAAGTCGTGCTCTGGGGTAAAGCCCCACTCAAGCACTTTGCTAACATGACTGTGCATAGTGTCCCCTACTCTGCTGTAAAGTTTGCCTCAGTTACTCCGACACCGCCTGCTATGAGAGCAGCCTTTGTTGCTTCTGATACTGAGTATTCGTGCCCACCTTGATAATACTCCTCTGCTCCTGCAAGATATGAATCTTGTGGGTAGCGCACGGTTGAATAAGTTCCAGAGTATTTTACAATACTCACACCTTTATTCATCCGTCTGAAGTAGAATAATCTGTGATTACCTGTCGGTCCTTCAGAGACTGTTGGTGTCTTAAATCTGTAAGTAGCCATAGTTCTCCTTAATGAACTCACTGATGAGACTAGGTTTCCCTAGCCCCACCCGTCAATCAACTAAGATGCGATTGATGAACCTGATTCGATTCGGTATAGAGCTTCTTCACGGTAGCGTGCAAAGCCGAGTACGCCGTACCAACCCATTGGGCGGTGACGCATCAACTTGTCAACGACTGGTCCGATGACGACATGTGGCTCTTCAGCAACAGCTTCAGCAAGTGCCTGTGCTCCCGCTACGATTGTGCGGTAAACGCGTGCAGATGATGCACCGTCAGTTGCGTTGTAGAGACGTGGAGATTCTACGAAGAATGCGCCTTCGTAGTTTCCGATTTCTCCAGCCCAGATGCGGTCCTGTGTAGCACCGTACTGGTTAGGAAGTAGCCATCCAGCTGAACCTGTTTCAGCGCGGAGGTCATGTGAAACTTCTGGGTGTACACCAGCCCAGTAGAGTGAGCCCTTGCGAGCAACTGCGTTGCCTGCGCGGAGCTTAGCTACAGCCTTGCGGATGTTAGCTGATGAAAGTGTAGCAGCTGCAGTAACTGTAGCTGTTGATGTAGCAGTTGAACCTGAGTAGATTACGTTTGAACCACCACGAAGTGTTGCCATTGCAACCTTATCGATTGAGTCAGCAAGGTTGAATGCGATGATGTTAGCGATAGCTGGGTCAACATCTGCAAGTGAGAAGAGCTCAAGTGCACGTGTTACGAGAACTGAGTTACCGTACTCTGCAAGAGTAATGGTGACAGATGTTGGTGTAGACAATGCTACTGCATCTGGGTCAGCATCTTCTGTAAGTGTTGATGTTGCTGCTGTTAGGTCTTGGTAGCGCTGAAGCACTACTGTTGAACCTGGGATTGACTGGTTAGCTGGGCGCTTGTCGGCTACTGAACGAATGAGTGGTTCTGCACGAAGTGCGAACTCCAAGAGACGGTCATAAGCCTTCTGTACCAAACCAGCTGCACCAACTGTACCGCCCAGTGAGGACGAGCCTGTTGTTGTATATGCGTTTGCCATTTAGGTTATTTTCCTTTGATTAGAAACTATGATTTTTGTTGTGAGAAGATTAGATTAATGAGCTCTTCCGAGTTTTGCGCTTGGTCGATTCTCATGCTCATGTCTTCTGCTCTGTCAGGTGTTAATGCACCCTGTGTGACAATGTCTTGCTGGCGTAATGCAGCTTTATTAATGTCACTTGATTCAGGCGCTTCCTGGCTTTGCTGAATCCCGAACAAGTCTCCGTTATCTTCAAGCCAGTTATTCACTGACTCTTCGTTAACTTCGTCTAGGTCCTTTAGGATTAGTCGTACTGCCTTAGGATTGACACCCTTCTTTTCTAAGACTTCCTTGACGGTGCGCTCACGCTGTCCCTTGGATAGTGTCTCAAGTTGTTCTGTGAGTTCCTTAATACGTTTCTCATCGGCACGCTTAGCCTTCCGCAACTGCTTTAGCAGATTGCTTCCGTCGCCTACCTGTGTTTCTGTATCGAGGTCATCGTCTTCTTCGTCCCAGTAGTTGTTGCTCATAGCAACCACCCTTCTCTCTTGTTTGTAGTTCGCAGGCCACAACACATACTCGGGGAAGTATGCTGGCTCCTACTCTCGGTCTATTACACTGCACGGGGCCGATGGGTCCGTGTCAGGAATCTAGAATTGTCCTGCGTTTGTTGGCTTGTTTAGATAGCCAGTAGAAAATGCTCCCTTGGCTGCTCCTGATGAGCCGCTGAATGCAGCGATTTCTGTTTCGCTTAGCTTCTTGCGGGTGCGCTGCGCTGAGGCAAGTTGATTGAATACATCTTGCTCCGCAGTAGACTGGTCATACTGACCAACCTGTCCGTAAATCTGGCTAAGCTTCTCAGCTGTTGGAAGGTAGTCAGCAATAGTTGCGTAACCCTTCTGTGCCATAGCTTGGTCAATACCTTGTGCAGCAAGCTGTTCAGATACTGCAACATCGGAACGCAGTCCTTGCTTAGCAGCAGCAACTCCAACTTCAGCTGCAGCAACTTGGCGTTGAATCTTTGTAATCTGCTGATTAGGGTCAAGCATATAAGCAACAGCATCCTTTGGACCAATGCCATAGTATGACTGAAGCTGACTTAGCACCGCAGGGTCAGCGTTCTGTACACGTTGTGTCGCAATTGAAACTCTATCAGAGAGTTCCTTTGCTGATACATCGTTAGCAATAAACTGCTGAACATAATCATCAGTTGAAAATTGTGTGAGGCCATAGCTTCGCAGAACCTGACGGTATCCGTCTTCGAGGTTGAGATACTCAGCTGGCTGTAGGACTTGAAGTCCCGCCTTGATGCGAGCATCGTTAGCTTTAAAGCGCATCTTATACTCATCGGTAGCTTGTAGACCAAGAGTAATAGTTGCTTCAGTTGCACCGTCTACCGCAAGTTCTTTAATCTTTGAAGCTAGAGAACCAAGGCCGTAAGCAGCAAATCGTGCAGTAACTACATCAATAGCAGACTGACGTGCTTGTTGTTTAGCAAGCGCATCAGCTGAAGCCTTCTGTTGGGCAGCAATTGTTGCAGCATTATTTGATGCAGTTAGTGCAGCTCTTGCTGCTGCAGCATCTTGTTCTGCTCGTACTCTTGCTGCATTTGCAGCTGCAAGTTCTTCTGCTGTCTTTGCTTTTGCTGCATCTGCTTCTGCCTTTACTCTTGCAGCTTCTGCTGCAGCGGCGGCTGCTTGCGCATCCCCTGCTGCTGCATATGCATTTCCTGCAGCCATGCTTCCAGAAACATATGGTTCTTGATAGTCTGGAGTATTACCAGAAAGTGGATTGTAAGGTGCAGGTACTGGGCTCATGTTGAGCAAGGCACGCTCTGTGTTGTTTAAGGTACCACCTGATGTAAGTTTTCTAAGTGCATCAGAAGCTGCGTTTACCGAAGATGCCTCTTGTGCTGCGCGAGCAGCTGCTGCTGCTTTTGCTTGGGCAACAAGCTTAGCATCTGATGGGTCAATGTCTGGAATTGCCATTACGCTAGTCCCCAATCTCTAAGAACTTTGAGCGATAGCGTGTCCATTGTATCGCGTGCATTGTTTGTGTATTCCCATTCTTTGGAACTACGAAGTTCCTTTTCGAACTGCCAGATTGGCTTGACGTACGGCTTGCCATCTGGGCCAACATTCTGCAAAGCTTTGCGTAAGAATGGGTTGTTATAATCCACGGAGTCTGCATCAACCTCAAGGATATTTGCAATCGATGTACGATATGCTGATGCTAGAGAATCAAGGGAAGTACCCTTCATAATCTGGTCAGCGTATGCTGGGTATGCAGATGCGGCATCCGTTTTTACTTTGTCCTTCAAGTCATCAATTGTTGTATTGCCACTAAAGATATCAACTGACCACTTATCATATTGAGATGGGCTATATGTCATTCCAAATGAATTAGCAAAAGTCTTAAGAGCATCTGCTGTTCCCAGAGCATCTCCACCTAGCGGAGTAGTTCCCTTGCCAGCCAATGCTTTAATATCAAGTTGGTTGTCATCCCATCCACCGAGGTATGCTGCCTCTAGTGTTGCATCATCGATGTTCTTAATGCCAGCTGTAGTCAAGCGCTTGCGCTGTTGAAGCTTGTACTTCTCTAGATTATTGGCATAGATGCCAGGCTGTGATTCTTTCTGCAGCGTTCTATCACTAGATGTTACAGAGATATTCTTGTAATAGTTTGTTTGATAGTACTTTAACTTTGCTTCAGCTTCGTCCTTATTAGGACCATAGAGCAAGTCATATACTTCTTGTAGTTCAGGATACGCTTTGATGAGCGCAGCTGATAAACCGAATGTTGTATCGGCCATTATCCCTTACCCCACTTTGCTAGTGTATCCGCAAAATCAATACTGTTTGCTTGCTGGATATCTGTTTGAACAGCGGCTCCGCCTGTTTCAATCTTCTTGTTAACTGCGGCCTCAAGGCGTGTCTGACTAAACTGTGGCGTATACTCAGAAGTCTTGCCAGTAGTCTTCTGTACTTGACCAGCATTAATCATCTTCTCTGCAAGCGCACGGGTCTCAGCTAGTTCATTAGCATTTGGGTCACGCTTGAGTTTTGCTTGATAGATAGCACGAATGCTTGCATCAATAACCAATGGGTCTTGCTTGAGAACTGTCTTGCTTGGACCAGTTGATGTTGTATCTAGGCCAGGAATTATATCTGCAGAGATACCCTTGTACAGGTCCTGAAATGTCTTTGATGTATTGTAGATGTCGCCGTAGTCTACCGTCAAAACAGTCTTCAAATCTGTCTGAGTTTTAACTGACTTGCCAAGTTTCTTCATTAGTTTAGCAAGGACTGTCTTCTCTGAATTGGTAAGTCTGTCATATATTTCAGTTCCAGCACCAGGAAGGATACCTTGTGTGATTACATCTGTACCAGATACATTACGCTTTTCAAGGCCTGCTTTGATTTCATCAATCATCTGCTGATATGTCTTATCAGTTCCAGCGCCAGGCTTAAGGACTGTGTTTGTTCCTAGGGGAACTGATGGTACAGACGCAGTCTTACCTTTCGGACCTACTCTGTCAGTCATTATTCTCCCTCGTAAACATAATCAAACTTGTCTTTAGCGAAGTATCTATCATAGAACTTTGCAAAGTTAGTGTCTTGTAATTTGAATTGTGCAACCTTCGAACGCACCTGGTCCTGTAACCATGCTGCACGCTTTGAGTCAATCGTAGTTCCCATGGCATCAAGCTGTGCCTTGACTTCGTAACGGTAGTTAAGATAGTCAGTAATGACATGCCAGCGTGGATTCTTTGACAAATCCTTCCACATGTTATCATCGTTAACAGCAATAGTAAGAGCGCGGACTGTAGCTGCCTGACGGCTAGCTGCGCCACCAAATGACTGTGCCTGGTATTCGTTGTACCACATCTGATTAGCAGTCTTCTGGGCAGCAACATATTTGTCTTGCCACTGTGAGATGAGAGCTGAACCGTACTTATCAAGCGGGTTAATACCAGCCTTCTTAAGTGATTCAGTTACCACTGTCTCTACGGCAAAGAAGTCATTCCATCCCTTGGATACAATAGATGAACGGCTAGACTGGAAAGCATCTGCCACATCCTTGTACTTCTTATTAGTTCCAGGAATAGTTTTTGTCTGCAAGTAAGCCTGTGCTGCACTAGAGAATGCATAGTTATCATCGTTGAATACTGCACCAAGTACAGAGATATTCTTTTCGCCAACTGATGCTGCAATCTGCTGGACAACGTTTTCATTCTTACGAAGAAGTTCGGTTGCCGTAGCATCGCTTCGGACACCTGATGTGTTATCTGTCAGTCTATCTGCAAGCAAGAAGTACTCAGGGAAATCTTCTATAAACTTCTCTTCGCCTTGGTCTCCAAACTTATCGTTATACTTGTTAAGTGTATCTGCATAAGCTGAGATTGCTGTAGTATATCGTGGCTGTAGTGGCAAGAACATCGAAGAAGCAAAACGTAGAATCGCTAGTTGTAGTGACATTCTTTGAGCACGTGGAGTAATGTTCTTTGCAAAGTATGCATCGCTAGGTTGGATGCCGTATTCTTTGGTATACTCTACACGTAACTGCTTATTAAACATATCTACATCTTTGTTGAACTGGTTTGGACCGCTCATCTTAAATGATGCAGCGAATAACTGGCCAGCTCTACGAGCAGTATTAAACGTAATGGCGTTTGTGCTGTTAGCCTGTACTCCAAATGGGAGCAACATCTGAGTCACTGAGTTCTCAATGTTTGTCTTCTTGGCAAACTCATTGAACGCAGCTGAGCCAATAGGTCCTAAAGATACGATGTTTCCGCCAGTTGGGTTGTCTGGATTGAACCAGTCAAGTGGTAGACGGGCATCAAGACCAAGCATTGGCAGACCAACACTGATAGTCTTATTGCCAAACGCGTCTTCTTCTACGCTAGATACCTGCTCTGGTAGCGCTGCTACCTTGAGCTTCTTCATGATGAACTCTGGGTTCTCCATGGTAATACGTCCGTATGCGCGGAACTGCTCAATGACAGCAGGGAAGAATGCCATTAGGTAGTTAATAATACCGTTGTAGTTCATATCACGATGGAAAGAGTTAATCTTTTCACGGTATTCTTTGAGCGCATATGCACGTGCATTGCTTTCAAAACGAGCCTTATCGGCCTGTGTTAACGTACGCTTGCTAGCGTTTGCCAACCATATCTGAGCCTGAAGTTCTTGTTCGTACTTAGCTGCGAAGTATGGGTTATTAGCAAGGAATGATGTTGGCTTTGTAGCAAGCCATGTAACACCGTTCTTCGTCATGCTACGGAAGTTTTTAGCGTACTCGCTGGTAGCCAATCCATCTTTAATCGCATCAGTAAATACTGGTGGACGAGTCTGGATATCTGGATAAAGCTTTTTTAGCTCTAGGATTGTAAGCTTATCTTCCAAGATTAACTTGGCAACCTGAGGGTTGGTAACATACATATCGACATATGCCTTGACTCTGTCATACACTTCAGGTGCATGACGCAATGAGTCAGTAAATCGGTCTATGTAATTAAAGTTTTCTTTCTTGCGGAGCCATGCGACTCCTTCTTTCTTTGACTTGCCAGCGAGAATCTCTCGAGCTAGACCATCAAAGCGAATCTCATTATTGAGGATTGACTCCCACTCTTGCAAGTGGAGTTGTTCTTCCTGTGGTAGAACTGAGCGACTGTTACCACGAAGACGCTTCTCGTTTGCAATTGCAAGTTCTTTTGTGCTAGCAAGAGCACGGCGAAGGTCAGAGTTCATGCTGACTTTCTGACGGAAGATATATCCAAAGCGTCCTTCTAGAGCGCCCTCGAATTCAACACCATCAACTTTAATCTTCTTGCTACCAACACGTGGCTCTTTGATGTCTGCAACCAAGTTAGCTTCTGTAGCACGGAGCTTTGCAAGTTCCTGTGAGATAGCTTTTCTTGCTTCGACAGCATCTAGTACGTTATCTGGAATCTTCTTAGGTGGATTAGCAGGGTCATATTTAGCACGCTTAAGCTGCTTATCTAATGATTCAAGTACCATTTCTCGGTCTTTAATACCCTGTGTAATAACTTTCATATTCTTACTAGGGTTAACCATGGCGCCAGCTAACTTGCGCACTCTGGCGACTGAAGGTTCAGCCTTATTCAATGACATAACTGTGTCATGACCTAGGTTCTTAAGCATATCGAATAGTACTAAATCTCCCCATCCACGGATGTAAGAGTCGCGTACAACGTTAATTGGGAAACCAGTACGAAGAAGCGTACCTGTACGCCACATAGAGTTAACTTCATCAGCAAGCCAGCTTACGCCGTCCTTAGCCATGTCAACGCCATCGATAACCTTTCGGGCTACTGGAACCTTTGAGACTGAGCCTAAGCGTTCTTTATATTCCTTGAATGCTGTATCTACAAACTTCCAGTCAGGTAGGAATCCACCGTTAGCAAGCTGTGTGATAAGTTGAGGGTCACCAATTACTGGACCAGCTGGATTCTGAGGGTCATTCATGTAACCCTTTTTAGTTTCCTTAGATATTGCAGCTTCGTTCTTAATAAGTCTATGGTTGTTATTGTACTTCTGAATGATTTCTTCTACGATTACGCCAGGAAGTTCATACTTCTTACCAATAAGGCGCATGCCTTCTGCAGCATATGACTCAATAACATTGAGTTTGTCAACTTCTAGTACAGCACGTGAGTATTCATTTGCAACCTTGAGGTTTAACTCAGGGATTGTAGCTCCATACTTCTCAGCCTGGCGTAAACTAGACTGAAGTCGTGTAGTTGCTACGATTGGGTCATTAAAGTTAATTAGTTGCTTAGGGGCATCATCTGTAATTCGGTCAATAAAGCGAATTGGTACAGATAGTGGGCTCTTCTGGTAGAATGTATTGTAGATTTTACCTACACCAGTCTCAAGAGCTGCAGTTCCTCGCTGTGCCAGTTTGCGTTCTGTAGCAACTTTAGCAAAGTCGTTGCGAATCTTCTCGACATAAGCCCAACGTGACACAGTACGGTCTTTAAGTTGGCTGTCTACTTCAAGTGCCTGGTCTAACCAACGAACTTCTTTGCGGAGTGAATCAATTTCTGCTTCAACTAACTTCTTGTTGTCAGTAAACTTTTTAGATGCTAGTAAAGTTTTACCATCAAACTTAAATGATGCAATTCCATCCTTTTCAAAGTATGTCATTGTATCTTCAAGGCGTGAAAGTTCTGCAAATTTAGCAGTGCTTTTTTCTGCTAGCTCATTTAGTGCTGCTGGGTCGCCATATCCTACGCGGTATAAAAGACCGAGGTCTTCTTTTGTGGCTCCAGCAAACAAATGTACTGATGCTTGACCAATTTCGCTGTCAAATTCTGGGCGACGGGCTGCAGTTACTGGGTCAGTATTCTGCAAAAAGTCAAATACTGGGGTCATTGGTGTTTGTTCACCAGCAACGGTACGCTTGACCATGTCAATAGCTTGTGCCTGGCGCTCAGCTACACGTGTGATTTCACCTTCACCTGCAAACACTTTAGAAAAACCATGAATTGGTTCAGTGATTGGCTTAGTTAATAGTTTTGTGCGAGCAATGCCAGCAGTTTTAAATGCTGCCATATCTGGTCCGACACCAACTTCAAGAGCAAAGTTAGAAAGTCCCGAAACGATTGCACCGATACCCTTGGTATTATCGCCAAGAGTTTCCCATCCAGTAATGTGACCAGCAAGGTGGACTACATCGTTTCCAAAATTATATTTTTCTTGTCCCTGTTTTGTACTTGCATACTTAGCTGACTTGTTTAAGTCCTTGCTAATTTGCTTTCCAACGTCAGATGCAAGAGCTTTGCGCTCCGCTCCACCAAGTGCTGCTGCGCCTAGAGATGCTCCTGGCAATACACCAAGAGGTCCAGCTATTGCAAATCCAGCAACACCACCAGCCACTGCACCAAGTGCAATATTAAGACCAGCTAAAAAACCAAGACCAGCATTCTTATCGGCAACATCACGAACAAATGCATAGTTTGAACGTACTTCTTTTGCTCCTGCTTGAAGCAACTTGCTTGCTCCACCATTTGTGTGGTTGTCAATCGTGCGAACTGTAAGTCCTGCACCAACACCAGCTACAGCCCCTACTGGTCCACCGACCATGAAACCCAAAGTTCCAGCAAGAATTTCTGGATTAGCTCCAGCAACATTTACAACAGTACTACGAACATCTTCGACTGTATTGTTCCAACCTCCAGGGTTGGCGGGAAGGTTGCTAGTCATGTCAAGATTAGCACCAAACTTCAACCCCTTCTGTAGAGAGGTATCATTTGGCGAGACATTTGGAAGTGCTCCAAAGATTTTGTTGGCTCTCGCCATTGAGTCCCATAATGTCACAGAATGGACCTCAAATACGCAGCGTATTCTTTAGTGGTATCACTTACGCCAGGTTGGTTTGCCCAGAATTCAATGGTCGGAAAATAATCACGAATCATTGCTTCTTCAGGGTCTGAAGCTTTTGCTTGAACTGGAAGATTTAAATCATTTGGGTTATTAGGCTGACCATATGGTGTTAAGCCAGCAAGTACGTTTTCTTCAGGGTTTGCTGTTTTATCCGTAATAGGAGTTACAGGAAGTGGTGTAACTGTGCTCGTAGCTCCAGGCGTAGATGCTGTTGACTTAACAGCTTTGTCACCTTCGCTGATTTGTGCATTGATTTGCTTGTTCTGCCCATAAGCAAAACCTTTATACTGACCAGATTGTCCAGCTCCGCCAGTACCTGAAACATTGGCAGGATTGTTCTGTGGTGCTGTTGGACGCATTCCTCCGCGGTTCTCAGCCATAGTTCCTCCTACTTAGTAAATTGTATTTTAGTAATGATTGGGCCACTTGTATAAATGTCCCACTCTGTTGCAATCTCGATTGCTTTGCGAATTAGCCTTTCAGCTTGAGCAGCATTTTGTACATCATCGATACCAAGTGCAGCCATAGCCCCAAGAGCAATCGTGCTACCAGAGCCAGCGTAATAGATACCACGTATATCGCGGTCCCAAGAGTAATCCTCAAAGATAGGATAAACAGTTCCACGAATGCTGACAAGAAATTGCGAATCATGTGAAGCGGCGTCCCCGTCCTCTTTCATATCATACCCTGCATCAATGAATGCTTGACGCATTGATGGTATAAATTTTTGTGTCATAAAGACATCTAGGTTTTCGTTTGCTGTAGGCTTAGGAGCTTTCCATCCAAACTGTAGTATGTTTGAACCTCTGCCTGCGCCAGAGCCAGCAATAAGAGCTCCATTGTTTTCAACAATTTTATGTGTGGCCATGTTCATTGGACGGCCATCTTCGTCAGAGCTACGAGAATCGCAACCCATTACAACCCAGCCATCGCCTTGGATAGCAGCTAATGTTGTCATTGTCCCCTACCTAACTATCGACGACGAATAGTACGTACGCTTGCTGTTGGTGTTCCTCCGCCAGAAATACCAGATAGCAAACTCATGACATCAGGTGGTGCTTGTTCTGGTGCCATAGGGGAAGCGCCTCCTGCTGGAACGCCTTCAGGAGCAGGGGACGGTTGCTCAACCGATTGTGGTGCCCCAGCAGGAGGAACTGGTTGCTGCTGTGGGGCGAAGATGTCTGCGACGACTTCCTCTATTGCCTGTCCCTTTTGGCGTGCCTTGATTACAGCAGCAATCTGACGCACTACTTCAGAAGCGTCCTGGCCTTGCATTGCCATCTGTGGTATCGCTTGAGAGAGTGCAGTAATGGAACCAAGAAGTGAATCTCTCATCTTCTCGATTTCAATCTTTTCTAGTTCTTGGGTTACGTTAACCGTGAATGGAAGTTCACGCATTGCCATATCCTTAGAAATAAGCCCTCCGCCAAGAGCCTGAAGCATAAAGATAAGTCCTTGTGCAGGGTTTAATCCTGCCAACATTCCGTAACGCACATCAGCAGAATAGTCCTGCTTGATATCCTTAGAAGGCTTATAGACAACTTCGTATGGTGAACCTGAGTCCACACCGCGAATTGTCTTTTCTTCTGGGTAAATCATTTCGTCAACTTCAAAGCAGAGCTTAATTACATCACGAAGTGACGCAGCAAAGATAGCTTGAGCTGACTTGACCTGTGTATCAAATGCTCCCATTAGAGCTTGTACACCTTGGCCTGTAACGATAGATGCATTTACGTTACCTGTACGAGATTCAGGATAACGAGCACCAACGCGAAGTTCTTGGTTGAGCAATGTCTGCTCAGTGAATGCGCCTTGTGGTAGGTTAAGGTCTACACGGCGTACGCCAGCTGGGTTCGCTGTACGAATGACAGCGTCTCCACCGAGCTGAAGTTCTTGTACATCTTGTGGAAGTACGATTGGAGCTTGTACAGATTTCTCTGCAGCTTCCATAGCAAGCAACGCGAAGCGGTTGCGAAGAAGTTGAATACCGAGTACATCGTCAAACTGACCACGAAGTTCACCATCGATAGATGGTTTACGTGCAACAACAACCATCATCTTGCCGAGTGGATTCATAGCTCTAGATAGAACTAGGTCATTCTTTGACGGAATGTAAATGACAGACTGGTCTTTATCGTAGTAACGAATCAGTTCAATCTGCGCATTTAAGTCCTGCTTGTAACCTTGAGGTCCAAGCAGTTGGCTATCGTACTCTGGGAACTGTGTGCACAATTCTCCAAGAGTCATCATGTAGCGCTTAGCAAATGCAACACAACGTCCATAGCGGTCGAACTCTGGGTAAGCACCCACTGGGTTTTCTATGCGGATACGCGGTAGCTTTGCTTCCTCATCCAGTTCAATCATGAACGGAAGGAAACCATATGTCAAGTACCAGTCAGCACCTGAGTACATTTGTACTGACAGGTCTGAGTGCTGGAAATAGTTAGATGCAATACGAGTGCGCTTGTCAGCAAACTGGCGTGCTCTATCAGATGTCTGGTTGGCAGCTGAGCAGTTTACTGCTGGAAGCGGTGCCATAACTTCAGACAAGTCGCGGGCGACAATGTCAATGAAGTTTGCAACTACGTTAGCATCGACTCCTGATGGAAAGAAGTCAGGATATACTTCTGCAATTTTACCTTTACGGACAGCAAGAACATCAAGGTTACGTGCATCGCGTTCGTGGTTACGGTAGCGCAGCGATTGAACGCGAGCTGCAACCTGTTCCATTGATAATGCCATTAATTACGTCCTTGCTTTCTAATGCGTTCCATCTCACGTGCTCGGTCTTTTACCATGCGACGTGCCACTTCTTGTGGGTCTGGCTGCGCTGCTTTAAGTGCTTTGCGTGCATCGGCTATAGATTGTTTTGCCGATGGAGATAGTTCTCTGTATGTAGGATTAACGTTGCGTCCGCCAGCTCCGCCAATGCCGCCGACACCACGGGCGCTTGAGCCACCCATGTCCTTTGACATTGCCATAGTAATCCTATCCGTAGTTTTGAACCCATTGCTCTGCAAAGGCTTCGTCTAAATTGATTGAACCGCGAGACGACATCTGATGACGCGTAGCCCATCGGTTTGATTGGTACTGGCCAACTCTTGATGTGTTCTGCATTAACTCGCGTACACGAATGATTGCAAACCACAGAGCCATTACAGTATCTGTAGGGTTCTTTGTGTCAGGCTTCCAAGTAATCAGTTGCTGTACAAGGGTCTTGATTCCCTCAGAGCCTTCGTTACTTGGTATCTCCATGATGTTGTTATCTTGGAAACGGCCGTCACGTGTATTACCAAACAGCATAGCCATAGATGCTACACCGAAAGAGGTGTCCCACTTATTCTTGCCAGTAAAGTGTGAGTTTAACTGGCAGCCATATGAGGCTAAAAAGTTTCTTAAGTTCTCATCCAGGGCGTAAGCCTTCTGGTGAGCGTTGATTTCAATACGCAGTTCCTGAGGACGGTACTTCTCAACCCAGTCCTCAATCAAATGCTGAATTTTGTCAGGTGATGGCTCAGTCATATTGACGCAGTCAAGAATATAAATTTTGCCGTCAGCCTTGTTGTATGTAACTACAACTGCACCTGTTGCTCCCTGCATAGCAGGGTCAAGTCCCATGATTGTATAACTACCATCGACAGCTTTAGGATGTCCAGGTGCGCCAGGCTTTAACGGTCCACGTTTACGCATTCCGTTGACGCTTCCTGCAACGCAGGTTGGTGAGAAGATTGAATCTTCTGTGACGTCTTCTTGCTGGTAGACCATAGCCCATACTGACGGAGAGACCTGAGAGCGACGCTTAGAGAGCGAGGGTCCATCCCACTTGGGGTAGTTCCCATTGGGTAGTGGGTCATCTTTTGCATTTTCCTGTTGGTCAGATTCAGGCCAAAGTGTTTTCCACTTCTCTGGCTTTTCGTCAAATTCTAAAACTGCTGGCATAGCGCAATATGTGAAAGGCGCTACTCCACCAGACCACTGACCTGGGTCGCGGAGCATCTTGTAGAGGTCCACGGGCGCGACACGGGTTCCTACGATAATTAGTTTTCCGTGCCGCCCCAGGCGTGTGATAACTTCCTTTTGGAGCCACTCGAGTTGTTTTTCCCACTCATGGGCGTTAGCTCCCATCACGGCGTCATCAACGATAATTAAGTCAGCGCGAGCACCGTAAATCTGAGAACCCATACCAAGGGCTTGAACGGTAGGGTCTTTCTCGCCTGAGTCACGTCCCGTACCTAGGTAAATCATATCAGCAGACCATTGTGTTGCATCGGCCTTGTATCCGCCGTTAGGACCGAAGGCCGTCTGCAACTTAATATATGCTGGGTGTGAAAGTCTTGTCTTAATCGCCCCAAGGAACTTGCGGGCCATACCTTGCGTCTTAGAGACGATGATGACTCGCATGTTGGGGTTGGTCACGATTTTGTAGGTGACATAGTTTGTGGTGATGGTAGTCGACTTGGCGTGCTCAGGTGGCACGTTAATCAAGACTCTGTCAGGTTCGCCTGGCTCGTAGGTCATACCAGCTGGCATCCAGCGTGGCTCTAGGCCTTCCATCATGTCCAGCCAGTTGAGCTGGTGGGGGAAGAGCTTTGAATCTAGGAACTGCTCACAGAAGGAGACGAAGTCGATATCTTTGAGTTCAGCTAAGTCAGTCTTGACGCCTTTGCCTTCCAGGCGGGCCTTGTCGGCTCGCTCCTTGAAGTCGGCATCTGAGGCGCACCATTGACGGAAAGTCACGTCATTGCGGCCCACGGTACCCATAGCGGTAATTACGGTAGCACCCTGTGCTAGCGCCATCAGGACGCGCTCTTGGGCCTCGCTCTTAGGGATGTCTTGTTTCCCTGGCTTTCTACCCATCAGTTGTCCCATCTATTATCGCTGTTATAACGGTACCCGTCTAGCGATATAACTCTCCCATTATATATAATAATATATATAATATATAGGAGTCGCGGAGTCTTAAACGGAGCGACTCCGTATGTAATTCATTACATATTAGATAACCTGTTCAAACAGATAAAACGAACACATCTGACTAAAATATTTTTAAAAGGCCTGCTCAGGCCTATATATTGCCCCCTAAATATAATATAACAGAAAATTATTATGGGATACTATATACGCCCCTCGGGC